CAAACTTGTTCTCAGCAAGGAGAGTCTTGATCTTGTCAAGCACAACTCCACTGTTCTGTGAAATCTGCAAACAAACAGGATTCACCGAGAGAGAACCTTCTCCATCAAAGATTCCTGCAAGCCAACCAATTTCTTCCGATGATTCATGTTCCCACGGTTGACCAAAGAATCCAACCTCGTCGCCAGGAACCAGGTCGCCAGCGTTCTTCCAAATCCAACGGTCCGAGTAGATGCCGTCACTGGTTGTAATCATGCGACCTGTTGCTGGATCGCGTTGACGACCAGCAAGCACCGCACGACGACGTACCAAGAATGGATGATCAGTACTTGCAAGAATTGGATCACCAAGGTCGGTACTGATTTCAACACAAGGCTTGCGTCCCGCATTGTTGACTTGAATCTCGGCCGTTCGGTAACAACGGCCACCCTTGCCGCCAGGAAGATGAGCGTCATCTTCATCAAACGCTACGATCTTCTGGCCAACCTGCAAGTCACCAGCGCGACGCCACACCATGTCGGCGCACAGAATCCGTGTATCTGGATGAACACAGTTCTCGGGAGGAATCCAGAATCCGGTTTGCTTGAGACCGTTGTACTTGTACAGCGACGGCTTGACCTTGCCGTCCGGTGCCCACCCCATGATCTTCTTCCACTCGACGCGACACTCTTCAGGAACCAAGTCCTTGATGTTGCTGATCAAGTTGTACCCGTCGCGGAATTCGTAGTTCACGGCGTTCGGCCCGAACCCAGCCCAAAAGCCTTGCGAAATTGCCCGAATCAGCGGAGTCCACATCTCACGGATGTTGCCTTCGATCACCGAGGCCATTTCCTTGTTCTCGCTCTCGATGTACCAGTCCATGCCGTGCATGATGAAGGTCAGCACATTCAAGCTGGAACCCAACTGGTAGTGCTGACGCATGGCGCGATAATCCGCAAGCGTCAACCGACTCAGATCGAATTGAAGAACTGCTCCACCAGGGAGAGACAAAAGGACACCTTCGCGACCGGACCACTGTCCAAACTTGTCGCCAACTCTCGGTTCAACAATCGCTGAAGCGGACTTCCGATACTGCGATTTGTCGATCGGTCGTCCCCTTGCATCCAAGAGGGTCATCTGTCATCATCTCCATGTCGGAGGGAGGGGGGCCGATAGGCCAGAATCTCCCCGGTAGGCTGGATGTTGTAGACCAGCCAGACTCGGGAAAGAATTCTCGTGATGCTGACTGGTGTCCAAGTTGACACCGTTTCTGTGGTAGCGCCGATCGCCCATCAGGGAGAAAGTCACACCAGCTACGGAATCAGCTACGTCCTTGGAGCCGTTCAAAGGATGGTCGATCTTTTTGCCCGTGTCCATCAAATGCGTCAATTCGTGGATAAGAATTTCCTGCTGGATACTTCCAGAGTCCATCTGGATTTCCACGACGTAAGGTGGATAGTCAATCCTATCTTCATAAATCGCTTCACGAAGATCATGATACGGCAAGACATCTCGGTCGATTGACAAGTATTCGGCGTTGATTCTCCGTCGCTGCAGTTGCTGCATTGTCTCTGTGGATTCAAAGCCGTCCATGGTTACTCGGTTGATCTTGAACTTCAGATCATCGATGAGCATGTAAACCCACTTGCGAATATCTGCAAGGAAGATTTCTCCACCGGGGCGAGCTTTGATACGAAGCAGCATGTCAATGACGATGTATGGCTTGCGCTCACCCTCGCGCACGACCATCTCAGGCACGTGACCCATCGCAAATCCAAGAGCATCACCCTCACCTGAATACGCAAGGTCGATGTGAACGGCTCTCTGCAAGGTATTGTGTGCCTTGAACCACGGCTCAAGTCGCCCATCCACGCGGACGGGCGACTTGAGTCCTGGGTAGCGAATTATCCACCGATCACGTGCAGCATCGATCTTGTTCACCAGACTGATGAACGGGTCATTCACGGCGGGCGGAATACCAGCCAAGTCTTTTAGCGCCTTCTCCGGATTGTTCTTGAAAGCACGCCGATAGACCTCTGGAATGATCATCACCTGTTCAGACATATTCAGCAGACCAACTACCCCATCGGGCATGATCTGCTTGCGCGCCACGTCGTAGGCGAAAGTCTTGACAACTCCATTCTCATCCTTTTCGAAGAATTCGTCACCAAGTGATTCCCAAATTGCGAGGCGTACTGCGTAAGCGTCGGGTCGATTCTTGAATTCTTCGTACTTACGAGCAGCGAATCCCGCTGACTGCTTCATCTGGCCGATGACAAGAAGAAATCCTCGATCTTGGAATCGTGACGTGATGCGGTTCTCGATCGCGTCGTAACCGTCTTGCGCGTAGTCCTTGTTGACGGTTACCTGGTGAGAGTCAGCCTCATCGATGATACCGCCGAAGATGTTGTAACCTTCAAACGTGGTGTCTTTGGAGTCACCAGGGAGAATCCAGATATCCTTGTCGAAGCGAATCTGGTTCTTGAATGCCGGGTCCATCGGGTGCTTCTTGAACCAGGGACTGTGCTGGATACGCGCCTTGATGTCGCCAAACACGACCTCTCGGGCCTGAGCTTCACTGGTAGACATCTCCATCAAGGCGATACGAGACCCAGGCAGCAAGTCAAAGAAGTCCTGTGGATCACGCAAACACAGCAACCAGTGGGCGAGATATGGCAGAACGACACTTGCAATCGTTGTCTTGCCAATTCCGATACCACCCGTGACGATCGCAAGTGGATACTTGGTGGGATGTGTTCCGGAGACTTCCTTGCCGAGAATCTCGCTCAGTTCTTCCTTAATCCTTTTCCGAACACCCTTTTCGATGTTCAGGTACTCAGGTCCAAGGAATTCGATCAGTGTCGCAGGACGCTCAATGAACGCTGGGTTCTTCTTGAGCCACTCAAGTTCTTCGGCTAACTTGTTCAGATTGCTCATGGACGACTTCTGACATCAATCGCCTGGCGAGAATGTTCCTGCATGACATACTCTTCGACCATCTCAGTTGTGATGTCATCGCGAGCAATGCCACGCTGTTCAAGTTCATGCACTACAGACGCCACCAGCGAATTCGGTGTGTCAGTATGAATGTGCTGTCCACCGTAGAATGCCGTGACCCGCGCAGCACCAGCGGCAGCCAGGCGAGGGTCGATCAGCTTTGCGAGCTTCTCTCCATCTTGAACGAGCACATGACCAAGACGTGTGAGGTTCGGGTCAAGTCCATCCTGTGAGTATTCCTCGTCCTGTGCGCCTCGTTCAAAGCGATTTGCTTGTGTCGCTAGGACTTTTCCAAGTCCTTCGATGATTGAGTCAGCACTACGGGTTCCGAAGAATCCAGCGAGCTTTGCTCCGTCCGTGTCAGGAAGCGAACAGACGGCACCGTCACGATAATACTTGCACGCAGCAAACAGGCTACATGTGTCACAAGTGATCTTGTCCCCTTCGCCAGCCTTGATTTGCTGAGACATCACGTTCACAGCAGTAGCAGGCAAGTGGTGATGACTGTTCGGGTCCACCGGATCGTGACCGTTGGTCTTGAACTTCAGATTGGTCTCAAAGTTCTCACCAGCCCATTGCGCCGACTTGATATTGAACTGAATCCTTTTACTTACGGTACTCAGTTCGTTCTGTGAGAACCCAAGCATCCGAATCCACTGAGCAAACTGAACACCCTGTTCGTAGTTGATCCGGCGTCCACTCGGGAGATACAGCGTTCCGTGTCTTGCCTCTGTCCATGGCTCGATGTCGGCAGCGGCGAAACCCATGCCGAAACAAGCTCTGAAACTTGTTGACCCCCAAAGATGAATGATGACTTCGGGGTAGTCCTTCTGGAATCGTTGGAGCGCCCGCAGGAAGGATCGTCCCAGGGTTCCAGTTGCGTCGGGATATCTTGTCACCATGACTCGATGCTCTTGTCCGTAGACGGGCCGACGATCCGCGGCGACGTTCGGATTACTGCAGAGCGCCATATCTTCGCCGGGTGGGTTGGCGAGCATGTCCTCAAGATCATCGATCGTGTCCTGGTCATATGCCCAAGTCTGGTACACGGCAAATGGCATGGCCGGAGAGAAGCCACGACGTAGCTCGACCGTCGTACTGTTGTCGCGCACGATCAAGATGCGATACTCTGCAGTCTGAGGGTAATGCATCTCGATCTGAGCCTGAGCATCGATCGCCTTTTGGTCTAGGAGCCGCCCTTCCCAGATGATATGAGGCACAAGAAGTTGCGCGCACTCATTCATGTAAGAGATGGGGTCTCGGAACCAGACTTCGGTCATTCTTTCCTCATTGCGAGAGCGGCGGCGAGACAGCTTCCAGCCACGGAGCACTCCGACGATGATGCCAGTCGATCTGAGTGAGTTACTGTCTCGCCGCCGCGATCTTGTGTCATTGACGAATCGGAATCACTTGAGCAAGAGCTACTGGTTGATCTGGATTGTAACGCCACATAGGAGCCGTTACGTTCTTTGGTCTAGGAACTTGCACTATCTCCCCTCCCTTTTCCAGATTCTCTAACGCTCTAATTCGGAGAAAGGTATCAAACTTGCGGGCACCACTCTGCTTTGAAAGCGTCCGCATGGTTATATCATTGTTCGGACGAAAAGCAAAGTACTTTCTTATGACTTCAGTGCATTCTTCCAATTGTGTCACGCCAACATTTCTTTCCACAATCCCGTAACACTTCTTCAAATAAGGAAACAGCATCATCAGGGAACGCACGTGGCTAGCTGTTATCCAAGTTGAATTACTGTTAATCGCAAAAGTCAGCAGTATCTTCTTGCTGATCAGTTCGATGCGAGATACCAGTAAGTTATCAGTAGCCTCCATCTGCCGAATTTCGGTTTGCACCAATTCGTCCCACAGTTTCACTGCCTCGGGATCAAGTTTCAGTGAAACTTCTTTGCCACCTGATGCCCACCCACGAACCTTGGCAAGTAGGTCAGCGGCCTCAGTCAGATCGATCTTTACATCCGAAATCGATGGTCTGAACTTCTCCGTTCCAAACGGAAAGATCCATCTATTCAAGAATCCACTCGACGCGTCACCTGTTGTCAGTAAGTGGCTAAGTCGTTTCGGTTGAGTTGTGGTCAACGTACTCAGGTAATGTCCCTTGGCAATCGCCATGCCGCCCGACCTTGAACTACGTATCACGTCATCAGACGAGTCATTGAAGTTCATGCAAACTGATCGCATCGTTGAGCCTGCGCGATTGATCCTTGCCATGTAACCTTCCATCTCAGATTCGAGATAAATGGCATGTACTGGATGACTTGTCTTGTCTTTCGTCACCGGGTCTGTAGTGATGTTGACCAGTTGATCGATCAAATCCTCGCCTGATCCTGTACCAGAGATGATACGCACGCCCGCCGAAGTGTCGTAGTGATAAGGAACAGCTTGACGTAACAACATCTTGAACCAGTCGATGCTGCGTGACTTGCCAGTTCCAGTTCCACCAACCAAGCAAATCATCAAGTTCGACCTAACCGGAGTTTCATCTACAAGTATCACATTGTTGTGACTAGCGAGACCAAGAGCCAGAAGACCAAGGAAAAAGTAGAATTCATTTGGCTGAGTCGATTTCGACATCTCAGTCATCCATGCTCGCAAGAAGTTGTCCTCTCCCTCCAAGATGACTGGAAGCTGCGCGTAGTTGAACCCGGCTTCTTCGTCATCTTCGTTATTCTCGAAGTGGGTATGAAGTGGGTATGGAGAAATTGCATCATCATCTTCCGATTCAATCGGCGGCGCTACGTCCGATTGCGAAGTTGCAACTGGTTCAGTTGCCGGTGCCTCTTGTTTCGGTGTCTCTTGTGTCAATGGCTGGGTTCTCTCCAGCCACGACTCTTTTCCCGCCACCATCAGCGTCCAGCCAAGACCTTCCGCCATACGTCGCCGTAACTCTGGGAAGTTCTTGCCGTCCTTGTAACCAGGCACGTCAAACCCGTAACGCCAAGCTGCGATGTCGTACTTGTCGAACCCGCCGTCCTGTGGACAGTTACCGACGCCGCCGTCCCCTTTGTCGAGCGTCAACCAGGCAGATGGGTGGCGATCTTCGTGTCCAGGGAATGGACAAGAGACCATGATCGATTCAGTCTTACCCTTCGGATCACAGACCATCTTGCGACAGTAAAGGTTGTAGGCTTCCACAATGTCCAGGCGATTGAGTACTGCGTCAATCTCCATGCGCTCGCGCTTGAAGTTGTCTGGTGTTGGATCGTCGGGGACCAAATCTGGATCGAAGTACTTTTCCTGTTTAGGTGGTGGGATGTCGGGTGGTTTCTCTGGCAATTCGATGCCAAGGATAGCGGCGCGCCGCCGCACGTAGTCAGTCAGAGACTCATCTGGTAGGCGAGGAATATCAGGGGCTGGCACAGCTAACCCCGAATTCTGTCGATGATCAGCTTGTGATATTCGACGCACATCTGTTCAGCGGTAGATTCAGAGAACCCCTGATCTTGAAGTTGTGCCTTGTAACCAGACATAGCTTCCATGATCGGAGCCATAATCGCCGCCATGTTGATCAGAGATTCCGTAACTGCTGTGACGACCTCTTCGGTTGAGAGCACCTTCATCGGAGACTCCCTGCTGTCAGAACTTCAAGCGGGTCATCGATGACGAACTTGCCAAACTCCACGTCGAGTCGCAAGAAGAACGAAGGCTTCCCACTCTTGCGGTTGATCCCCAACGGGAGCCTCACCAGGTTGCCGTAGCCGTCAGATTTCACACCGTCTTGCTTGGGAAAGACCTCGATTTCCAGGCTCGGATAGCCGATCGTGTGCTTCCAGAAGTTGTTTCCCTTGAGTGGCTCAAACACCTTTAAAGACTCCAACACCTGAACGGCTGAAGCGCGAGCCTGATCTGCTGGCGTCCGCGGGTCCAGACAGCCGATGACGTGCAGACCTTTGTTGCCCGAATAGCAGACAATGACCTTGCAGCCCAACAGTTTCTGTGTGCGTTTGGCGAGACCGTCAGCCATCGCGTAGACCTGTAGAGCAAGATCACGCTTGGCTTGTGTTGTTGGTCCCGCCCAGACCTCTCTGGGATTGATCATCACACTCGGGTTGTCTGGCCCGTCAGGAAAGTAGATGCTGTTCTTGTTGAAGTCGATGTCGAACACGAAGCACCTGACTGTTCCAGTTTCGGGGTTCACCAAGTAGTGACCGAAGGTCTGACGGCCCTCGACGTGGGCAACCAAGCTGTCTAAGCTGAACGGAATCAGCGGGCGATCGTTGTAGTTCTGCTGCGGTCCATCTCGATGCGGCCAGTAATCGCCGTTCGATG